TTGCAGCAATTCATTTATGTTTTCCTCTTGCCACACTTCGCTAAAAAATCCTTTACCTCTGCTAACAAATCCTTTCTTGTGAATCTTTGACGCAATAGCATAGGACAAAGAATCACGCCATTCCAATGAACTTTTGAAAGTGCGGTTGTAGTATTTTCCCGTCTTTTTGTTGTAGACTTTTTGGCTTAATTGTGGTGCAATTCCACGTTTACTGATCCACAACAATAAATTCTTACGTACTGATCCATCACCACTTCCCCTTGTCGGTTTACGTCCCTGATCGACATACTTCCAATAGTCGTTCATGGTTATGGTCAAAACGTAGCCATCATCGGTACGCTCTACCTGTGGCGTAATCGATTGCGCTAAATCGGAATCGCCAAGAAACGGATCTTTCTTTGTAAGGTTGTTCCGAATTTCGTTAACGACATTTTGCGCCCATGTTGTTAGGGTGTCAAATACAAAGTCATCGGGATTGCCGCCTGTTACCGCCATGCCTATAAAATTACATGAACGGGTTAACGTTTAGCGTACCTTACTTTGTGCCTTTATCTGTTCCATCCGCTCTTTGTGGTCATCCTGCACGTCTTTCATTAGTGCCAAGCGGTTATACCACTCAATTAACGTCATGTTCCAATACGCATCCTCTTTGGTCTTATCCCCGTTTGTAATCTCGTAGATATTTAGTTGCCATCCCCAATGTTCATGGATGCTAACGCCTTGTTCACCTCCGCTTCCAGTTTGTCGGTTAGTTCCTCCAAATAGGTTGCGATAAGCGGTTCTAGTTTCTTTGATGCCGCGCAAAAAAAAAGCGCGATACCGATTGCTACGTCTGCAGGTAGGTGTTTTTTAAACAGTTCGCACTTATCAACAAATGATAGTTGCTTTTTGAATATCTGCTTACGTTGCTCGGAAAAGATAGCCACGATGTACGGTAGTTTATCGTATAGGTTGTCCGCATTTAGTCGCAGCATCTTTACGTCCTGCTCGTGATGCACTTTGATTGTGTTCACGTTAGGTAGGCACGTAAATTTATAACCGTTAACCTTAAATGCAGGGATGTAACGCGCTGATGGCTCTACGGATAGCAACGCATACAACTGCTTACGGTATTCGTTAAAGTCTTTGAATGACAAGTTAGTGAAGTAGCTGTCAGGCTTTCCGTGAATCATGGATAGCAACGCCACATCCTTATCCAATTGCTCAACTTCGTCTTTAGGTTGTACGGCTGCAATGCGAAAGAAATCGCCTAATTGACCTGCCTTTAATTTTTGATAGTTCATGTTAATATCGTATTGAGAATTGATGTCCTTTACTTTCTTTAAAGCAATTATACGCTATTGCCGTAGCCATTACACCGTCATCGTGGAATCCGTATGGCGCACCGTATTTGATCGTCCTTGACTTAGCATTGTACTCAAAGGTAAACACGTCAAACTCCTTTTGCAACCAGTCAACAGGTAAGAATGTTACCTCACCGTTCTGAGTAGCAACAGCTAACTGTTCAATAGCATCATTCTTTGACTTGCTTGTAGTTACGAACGGCTCTATGTTTTGCGGGTTACGGCATTGCTGCTTAATCTGATCTATTAACGCATCACCAATACTGTTAACCTCAACAAATGCACGTGCGTTGAATTGATTAATTACGGTAGTTATTTCCCGTGTGATATTTGCCCACGTGTTATGTCTCCAGCGATTAATGTAGACCTGCTTACCGTATTCATTAAAGATAGATAGTACAGAATAGTCATCCGCTCTACCTAAGTCCACCCCAGCAAAGAATCGTGTGCCACCCGCAGCCTCTTCCCACTTTGGCGCAAATATTCCCGCACCACCGTCGATAAACTCCGCTAAGTATTCTTGCCTAAACACATGGTCGGGTAATGTCAACCGCGCATCGTCTATTTCCTGTGGATTGATTAAAGGGTTATCGTACGAACTCATCCGGAACGACTTATACTGATCGTTTACCCCTGATAAGTTGTAAAGGTTGTAAAAGTGGTTTTTTCCCTTTGGTGTGCTAATTAACAACACCTTGCGACCTTTGACAAGCACCGTAGCACGTAACACCTCAGTCCATGCTGCTTCGTCCATAAATGCGAACTCATCGCATACAAGGTAATCGAATGTAAAGCCTCGTATGTTGTCGTAACGTTCCGCGCTGAAAAATTGAAGCGAAGATTTGCCGATCTTAATAGTTAACTCCGTTGCATTCTTTTCGATTAGTCCCGTCCCCTCAAATGCCAACACCATTTCTTCAAATACTTTCTTGGACTGCTTGTAAACGGGTGAAATCCACGCGCATTTGCAGCCGCTATTGTTGAACATCCAATAAAATAGTTGATTCATCGCCAACATCGTTTTACCGAATTGACGACCAATGTTAAGCACGTAGTATTTGTAGTTACTACCGTTTATCGAATCATGAATCTTTTGCTGATTCTGATGCGGACGGTACAACTTCACCGAAAGATGCTTGGACATTAGTTATGTTTTGGTTTTGGGTTACTTCGTCCTTCCAACCGAATTTGTTTTTCAATTTAAATATCGCGCCTTGTGTGGATGCTGCCCACATTAATTTCTTCTCGGTATCACCCTCCATAATCGATTCTAATATGTATATAACGTTCGCAAATTCGGGATTATGTTTGTAGTCATGCCACGATGTGCGGTTATGAAATCCTAAGTACAAACGCATATCTGCTTCGGCATATTTACCCTTGTAAACGTCATCTGCCCATTCAAAATAAGATAAACCAGCTGCTAAAAGTTCTTCGGGTGTTTCCCATAAACGCGGTCTGCCTACATTTTTTTTGATTAGCGACCAAATGTTACGCTCGGTAAACCTTCCTTTTTCGTCTCTACCTGTTTCGCTCATATTCTTCGATGTGTTCGTTAATTCGTTCGTATAAATGTCTAATGCAGGATGAACAAGATAGTGGTAACAACTCCTTGTATATTTCCATGTACACCTGTCGCATAGGTTCACGCGGTGCGGTGCTAACCTCCTGCCCTACTAATTTGAATCGCTTAATAGCGTCCATGTGCGGTGCTAAAAAGTTGTATTGCTGCTCGGTCATCTCTGTAGCTTTTTATGGAACTCCATTCCCAAAACGGCAACAAACGAAGCAAACGCGCTCATGAGTACCGTTAGTACGATGGACTTCATATCACTAAAATTACAGAAAAGCGTAATGTTAACGGCTAAGGCTATCCACCAAGCCATGCACAATTCGCAGGTAAACGGCTTCATGTGTATTTTACCCGTGTATTTAAGCAGGATTTGAGACGGTATTAAGGTCATACCAACAAACCAATAAGATGTTATTCCGATTAATGCTGAAATTAATAACTGTTCCATGTTTATTTGTTTTCTATTACGTATGAGAATTTACTAAGGTCAACCGAAGCATCCCACACACGTTGAATGTGATACGTGCCGTGATAGTTGCTGTTTTCTTTGTCAGTTTCGGTTAAGCAATATGTTATCAACCGTTTCCGATGCCTACGGCAAAAATTCATTAGTTCGGTGTGCTTAGCAATATCCTCGCATCCTATCTGCGCGATCTCTCCGGTAGCTGACTTGATTAGTTCGTAGTTGATCATATTAAAACCCTTGAGAAAGTAAACAAACAGTCTGAGCGTGTGGTAAATGACCGGGATTGCCGTAATACGCAAAAAATGTAGAATGAGGATGCAAAGGCTTTATTTTTTCTTTAGCTAATAAGACACTCATCACCGACTGATCGTGCCTGTGTCCCTTCACTCGATTGTCTTGACTTACTTGATTAAATTGATTAGACCAATCGCCTTCGTAACAACCTTTAATTTTTGTGGCTTGGTAATATGCATCAAATAATTTTACTGCTTTGTCATTTGTGAAATTGAAGCCCATTAAACAAGCCATAATCATCGGGTGATTAAATGATTCATCTCTACTCATGCCTAAGTTGTTTAAGCATTCGTCCGAAGTGTAATCGCCAATCCTGAATCCGATGTTATCAAAAAATGCAAACCCGTTTATCTTGATGTATTCGATAAACTTGTCTATGGGTTTTATTGCGTACACGCAACTATCTGCCCAGATGACAATATCGTATTCCTTTCGCAGTTTGTCAATAGCGTATGGTTTGAAGGCATACGGCACTTCGCTATGGTTAGGATGGTCAAGATTGTTTTCAGTAAATAGATAAAAGTCTACACCCGTCAACCCATCCCTTAACCGTTCAGCATACTTAAAGTATCTTTGGCTTTTATCGCGTCCGAACTTATGACACGCACTCGCGTATGAACAAACAGCTACTTTCATTAGTATAGTTTATTTGTTGACAAGTACTGATAATGATAAACGGGCTCGTCAATTTTAACCTCAGTCTTTATCAGCCCTGCATTTTTCAACTTCATGCAGTATTCGTAGTCCTCGAAGTTGCTTTTGTGTTCAAATCTTATAGCCTGTGCAATCTCTTTTTTTACAGGCGTTATGTGATTTGTTGGTCTTAGATATACTTCATTGCCATTTATCGTGTCTGCCATATACTCTAAGTCTTTGCTGATGTACCACTTTTTCGGGTTAACTCCATCAGTAGTAATGATGCCATTTATTCCCAAAGCGTCAGGGTTTTGATCCAACGCCGTCAATATGTTGCGAATTGCATTTTTCATCACCATATCGTCATCGTCAATAAACCACACGTATTTGTTATTAGCCTTGTCGAGCAGGTCATTTCTTTTTTGCCCGGTACTTTTACTTCCGACAGGCGCATCGTCGGTTATTATTTCCACAACATCGAACGCGCTGCAGTCCTGTATCTGTTTATTCAACTCATCTAATAGCTGAATAAGCAACCGCGATCTTTGTGGTACGGTAGGAATTAAAATTGATAACATCATAGGTTTTTATTTTTCAGTAACACATCACCGCCAAAGTCTTGCACGACTTCAAAATATGGTAGCATTCTTTGTATTCCTTTCGCATCTTTATTGCCTTTATACCATTCTTTACCGCAGTATTCCGTGTAGAAGTATCTTACATTTTTGAAGGTATTAACTCCGCCTTTAATTAACAGATGTTCCGCTCCTTGAATGTCTGCCCAAATAAAATCAATCACTTTGCCAGTTAACCCTAACTCATTCACGTAATCGTCTAATTTTATGCACTCCACTTGCGACTCAGTAAAGTTCATTGCCGGAAATACGTTTGTAACTTCTACGGGCTTAACTATTGAACTACTGCCATAATAATGTTCTTTTAGTTGTCCATTTTCATCACGTTTGCCTCCCGATTTGTAAAACTTCTTAAGCCCTGTTTTATCGGATATTGCTTTGTTAACCAAATGCATCTGACCGTTTGCGTATGTTTTTTTCTTATCAACTATTTGATTGTATAGCCAGTCGATCATTTCAAAGCCATGATACTCAAATTTCTTGCTACTCGGAATCATGTCGAGCATAATATACGTGTGATAAGCATCGTACATTCCAAACTCAAAAAATAAAAATTCCTCCTTCTCGTCAATAATTTCAGCTATGTATTGTTCGATAGTTTTCATTTTGCAAAGATTAGATTTTCATTATTACGGTGAATTTCTTGCATTCCGTGTTTGGCGCAATAGTCAAGGTATACTTGTGGGTTGACACCATTAAACTCTACGCACAATAACTTACACTCCGTCTTAGTTAAATCGATCTGACGAAGTATCGCATAGTCCATACCCTCTGCATCGATACTGATAAAGTCGAATTTTTCACCATTAAATAACTCCGTATAGGTGTACGCGTCGACTTCAATTTCGTTAAAGTTTAATCCCTTCCAACGATTTTTTTCGGACACGACAGCCGTACTTAATAACCCGTCATCGTTAGGAATGTGCGGATCGTTTACATAAAATTTTATCTTTTCATCAGTAGGTACGGAAACAATAGCAGCATCAATGATTGTTACTTTGTTATTTTCACCGTGCAACTTCTTCAACTTATTTACGCACGATGGCAATGGCTCAACCAAGATACCACCCCACCCCTGCTCAATAAGTGCGTAGCTATTGCTGAACGTCTTACCGTCATTTGCTCCAATGTCCAATAACCTGCCAGTCTTACCGGCAAAGTAATTGAGTATTATTTCCTGCTCGTTATTTTGGCTGTAGTTCATAATTCTTTGATTTACGTGTGTGGTAAACTTGCTCGTCATGATTCCAAAGTTCACGATTCTCATTCTTAACGTACAAAGCATCCCATTCAGCCTTACCCCATGCTACGTGCAAGTGGTCGAAGATGCGAACGCCTACGTACTTATGCTGACCGCGTAACTTTGCCACCTCCGTTGCTTCAACATCGCACCACAATGATTTGTAAGATGGATGATAAATATACCCGTCCTGATTGTAGTACGCTTTGTTCATTATTGACATCGTGCTGATATTCTCGTTCTGATGTCCGTCTGGTAAATGCAAAAACAAAGGTTCGTCAGTAAATTGCTGCTCAATTATATCATCCCACCCATCTACCGTAAACACCATGTCATCAGAGAAGTTAACAAGTATATCCCAGTCCTGTAAGGTATGCATATCGCGGTTAATAGCATCTATCTTACCGTAGGATGTACCTATAAGACAAATAACACGCAGATCGGGATTGTGATCCATTACGCGGTGATATTGCAGTAATTCAGGATCGTCTTTATCTAATGATACCAACACGGTGATGCGACTTTTGTTTGTCGCCTTCATGATGCTATCCATACCACGCGCGAACTTGTCCGGACGCTGACGGGATGCGTATTTAATTAGAATCTTTTTCATCTTGCTTTGGTTTTAGTTCGTTATTCAGCTTGTTAACCCATCGATCACGGCTAACCTTTACAGCCTGTGCTATTTCATCAGGGAATAAAGATGGACGATGCTCAATAGGATATTCTATGTAGTTATCTAAGTCTAATGAGTAAACATACTGACTTGCTCCGATAGGACAAACAAAGTCCGCCTGTGTAAACCCTGATAAGTTAGCCCGTACACTCATGTCAGCGTGTTCAAATCCGTATACCCCGAATGACTCGTCAAAGCTACCAATGCCATCTAAACAGGCACGGGTAAAGAACATCATGCAGCCATTACAATTGTTGTATTGTGCAATGTCATCCACGCATTTGATTTGCGTAACCTGCAATGTCTCGTGTTGATATATAAAGTGTTGATTACCTGTACGCTTGGAATGTTCAATAAAGAATGTTTCCCATCCTTTTGCACGTGGAAAGCAATCATCGTCAAATAAAAATACGTAGTCGCAATCCTGCAACGCTTCAAGACATTGATTCTTATTCCACGCAACGCCTTTCTTTTTCTCGTCGATCATTACAACAAGTTTGTGATCCGATTGCGTGTGCTTTTTAATCTCATCCACGCACGTTTGTACGTGTTCAGGTCGTGTGCATCCTGTTACCCCTATACCGATCTTCATAGTGTGTTAAGTAATGTGTGTACCGCTGCATCCGCGCGGTTGTGGTTAAAGTGTTCAAACATTGTCTCTTGAAGATTCCAAGCTAACTTATGACGTAATTCTTTGTTCAGAGTCAGTTCACGAATTCCGCGATACCATCCTTGTTCTTCGTTAGTAGCTATGCAATTAACGTTATGTTCTAAGTAAGGCGCATACGGCATCACATCCGATACAATCGCAGCGCACCCGGTAAAACCTGCCTCGATCAACTTCAACTCCGATTTGCAGGAATTAAACACCCCGTGCTGCATAGGAATAAGTGCCACATCAACCTCTTCGTACATCTTACCGTAATTCACAGCATCCATAGCCCACACGCGTTTGTACCATTGCTGATTCGCAACATGGTTGCCTTGCTCGATAAACTTCTTAAGGTAGTCCCTATACCATTCCGATACGTTCGTGTAGTTGTTGGTAAAGTTGCGCTCCTGCTCGGCATAACTTCCATGCGCGTTAAATGTTTGTATTAACTGCCATTTGCCTTTCAACTCCTGATCCTTAAACGAACGCTGAATGCCTTTGTGCATTAACGCTGCATCGCGTTCACGAAAAGTACCTGCAATAAATCCAAAGCGAGTAAATCGTGAAGGTTGTTTCTTTGTGGTGAATCGCGTTATTTCAGGTGCTATCGTGTTTGGTACAATTGTAGGAAGTATGCCAAATTGCTTAACATAGTAAGCACATAACATGGGAGTCGACACGGTAACCGCGTCCACGATTTTAACAACCTCATTTAGTTGATGCTTCCAACTTACCACCTCGTCCAATTGACGCTGTAACATTTGCGCCTCGTTATCTAACTTCAACGATTTAGCGTGTTGAATGTTTGCCTCTAATCGCTTCGGGTGCAGCCGATGCCACGTAGGAATGTCCCAGTGATCGTCAAGGTCGAGAATGATCTTTTTCCCTTGATCCTTAATATATCGAAATAACTCAACAGGATAAGCGCGATTAATTACGTATACGTCCGCGTCTAACTTTGCACCGATAAGGTCGTGCTTGAGATTAATCGTAACGCCTTCGACCTTACTATACGGCATATACAGACGGTACAAATCCATCCCGTTTCTGATGGGATGATTTGGTGTACCTGTCATTACTAATGAGATACGCATTGGTTTTGGTTTTGGTTAAATTCTTTTACCATTCGTTTAACGTACACGCAAACGCTGCTATAATGTATTCCGGTAACTATTTGAAAGTCGCGATAGCTTCTTCGCTTAATAGGTGTGTAATTAATGTATTCACGTGTTACAATAGCCTCCATAGTGATATCAGTACGTTCACGCGCTGCATAATCTAAGAATGCTTTGAATTGATCCATTTCGATAACGGGCAACTGATCCGCATCATCTTCATCTGCTATCACATCCACCTCATCCATCGTCAACTTAAATTCATTCAAGCCGCACTCTTTAAAGTAAACACTACGCGTGTTACCTGCTAAATTCCGCAAAGTAATAAACGCGTAGTGCTTTAATCGTCCTGATGAATGTAACTGCAACAAACTTTCCTCAGGTAACTTGCAAACTGCCTCGATAACATAGTGCCAAAGATCGTCGCGTGTTTCCGCGCTAATCGCATACTTACGCAAAGCCCGTTTCAGTTCTTTGTGCGTGTATAGTTCCGCGATTATCTGATCTCGATTCACGCTGTCAAACTTACGTTATTAATAAACGTGTTTATTTGCCACTTATTTACTTTTAATGAACATACTCAAGTGCTAAGGCTTCACGCTCTATGTTTCTAAATTGCTCGATGTAAATGTTCATCATGCTAACGTTGTTCTTATCTCCGATGTCGCTAAAGAAATTGCGAAGGTTGATTAACTTCTGCAGATCATAACCCATGATCGTTAAATTTAACACCGGAACATTGCCAGTCAATAACAACATTAACTTAGGTGATAAAGACTTCATTAGGTTAATGTAGGCATCATGGTAATTCTTATCCGCTCTTGGATTGTCTTTTAACAGGTGTCGCTTAGCCGCGTGAATTACCGTAGCGTGATCGCGATTAAATGTAGCTGCTATCATTGGTGTGCTAAGCGTAGTATATTCACGCATAAGGTTCATGCAAAGATGTCGGACGAGTGTTAAATACCCGAGTCTCGATGCACTTGATAGCTGTAGGTAGTTCAGGTCAAATACTTCCTGAACTGAATTAAAAAGTTCGTGTTTAAATTTTTCTGCTGGAATTTTCATTTGGTTTTGGTTTTTGATTTTGGTTAAAATGGATTATCGTCGTGATATTTTTTTATCGCATCCGTGTTGGGATTGTACATCTGTTCAGGTTGTGGTTGACTTACTTCATCATCCGTAAACAAGGTGCATGAAGATATGAAGTTCGTTGTAATAGTACCAACCGCTCCGTTGCGATGCTTAGCAATTATTACCTCCGCTTTGCCTTGCGTTGAATTACCGCCTTCATCCTGCATGATTCCGTAGTACTCAGGACGGTGAATAAACATAACTACATCCGCATCCTGCTCGATTGCTCCACTTTCTCGAAGGTCGGATAACTGCGGAATCTTATTACCCCTACCTTCAACTGCACGACTCAACTGCGATAAGGCTATTACCGGCACATTGCAATCCTTAGCTACTTTCTTTAACTCACGGCTGATCTCAGATATTACCGCCTCACGGTTGCGGTTCTTTGCACTTGGAACGTTTACAAGTTGCAGGTAATCAACAAAAATAATCTTTGCACCTCGCTCTACTTCCTTTAATGCCTTTGATCGTAATTCCTGCCAGTCAATACCTGCTTTGTCTTCAATAAATAGCTGCATCCGCTCGACCTTGCCACGTGCTTTCTCTACCTCCAACAATTCTACCTTTGACAGTTGCCCGTTCTTATATCGCTCAGCATCTACTTGCGCATGTTGCATTATTAGACGTTGCGTTAATTGTAGGGATGACATTTCAAGTGAAAAAAACACCGAAGGCACGTTGCAGTTCTTTGCAAAGGTTAACACCAAAGCCGTCTTACCCATCGCAGGACGTGCGGCTAAAATAACAAGGTCGCTATTCTGAAAGCCACCCAAGATTCGATCTAATCCTGATAGCCCGGTACGAACTCCCGTAGGTAACCCTTTAGCGTAATTTTCAGCCTTCAGATTATAATTCTCACGCTCTGCATTAACAACCTCTGCGACATGAACGATCTGCTTACCTTTTGTCGTTTCTTGAAGCATAAAGTCATACAACTCCTTTACCTGATCGCGTAAGTCGAACACGTCGCTGCTTTCGTTTTGCGACTTGGTAAATAGTTTCTCTGATTTATGCAGTATTTCGCGCTTAATCTTGTATTCGAGCAATAACCTGCAATGTCCTTCAAGGTGCAGCGATGATGCCACACGCATGGCGTAATCGCTTAATACAGCCATTCCGCCTATTACCTGTAATTCATTGCTTGACTTTAATTCTTGCGTAACGGTTACAAGGTCAACTGCCTCATGTCTACGGAATAGCCTTTCGATAGCTGCGAATACACGTGCATTCTTATTGTCGTAAAAGCAACGCTCGTCGACTATGTCTAAGGCTTGTTTGGTAGCGTTAACGTCGATCAGCAACGTGCCAATGACAATACGCTCTAATTCATTTGCTGATATGGTTTTATTCTGCTCCATTTAGTTTTGGTTTTGGTTTGCTAATATAATGATTTTCGGGATGTGCGAATGCAGTTGCGTGTATTTACAAGTTAGCGGCAACTGCTGACCTGCTCCAAATCCTCATTTGACCAATCATTATACATTTTGTAAAGTGTATTAATTTTATCATTTGTTGGAGTGTCATCAGAATAATGCCTACCAATGTATAATTCTTTTTTAAATACTGTTAATCCGTTCCACCAAGATGCAGCATCCGCTAACAAGCGGTTAGCGTCATTGCCGTTTTCGTGGGTTGTTGAAGTTTTGTTTTCCATATCAAATTTATTTTAAAGTTAAAGTTTTGTGTTCCAAAGTCGGCAACGAACGCCAACCGCCTCAACGTTATGTGCAAGGCTACCTATACTTCTTATGATACAACTCCATAACCAAACACCAAAACTTTTGCTTTTTGCCTGTATATGAATTTATCTGCATTGCTATTTCATCCCATATAGCTTGTTCCCGAATAAACTTACTGTTCCAACTTCTTTTTTGGTATTCTATTTTTTCAAGTGCTTTTTGTGCATCTTCTAACATCTCTTTCAAGTTAAATTTAGTGCTGATAAACCGCCCAGCACATAACAGCGGTTTGGCAAAAGCTGCCAGAAAGTTTGTTGCGAAAATTAAGCATTTGTTAGGCAGCCTTCGCCAAGCCGCACACCGTTATAGGTAAGGCTATAAACCTCCGTTTTCAAGAATCCACGTAAGTTTTTCGACCATAAATGCAGACTCCGACCTTTTGCCATCCCAATAGTGATACATTTCTGTTCCAAGCAATTCCATATTTTTTTCAAATGCAACTACCCTAAGTTCCAGTTCCATAATTAATTCCCTCAATACTTCTTCTTCCATTTTTATTTAAGTTTTGCAAGAAGCCCTACCTATAACAGCACATAGGCAATATGGCGGGTTCTCGGTTAATGTTAAGTTCTCGTTTTCAAATCAAATTCAGTGCTTACAGATAGTTTTGTGTTCCAAAATTCGCCACATCGCCTATCTGCAAACCGTTATGCCCCATTTAAAAAACGACAATCATAGTATCGTGCATCGGGGCTGAACCTTTACCAACTTGTACTCCAAAAGTATTTACTCCTTCAAATGCAATTCTACCTCTTACAAATCTAATTTCTTTTGCATTTGGTTGTATGTAGTCGTGAAATAAAATGGTAGAAGTTGATACAGGTAAAAGCATTACACAAAGTTTACCTTTTTTGCTTTCCTCAATTGCTCTCTTTACAAACGCTTCTTTTAACTTTCTGCTGTATGGTGGGTTTATGTAGTTACTTTGCCCCCATTCAATCAACAAACCGTCTTTATCAGGTGTTATTTCTCCATCATTAAACGGACACGGATCAAAGTCAAAATTAAATTCAGCGTTCAATTTGTCGTAAAAATCTTTTGGAGTTGCCCAGTTGTCTTTGTGTTCTAAATTTCTATTTTTCATTTGATAAGAATAAAAACGGGGCATAACAAAGGCTATATGCAATTGCCCCATAAAGTTTAGTGCAGTATTTAAAGTTTCTATAAGGGCAACTGCACATAGCCCCACCGTTATATCAAATTATCCATCAACTTTTCATAAACGAAATCTCTGTCTTCGTTTATTTCCTCTATTTGCAAATCGGTCATCTCTACACCGTCATAATCAGCACTTACAATATAAGCGTCTGAATAGTCAGGGT